CACCTTTCCATTTTAAAACTTGCTTTTCATTACATTCAGGACAAGGTACATGGTAGTAGCGTTTATCTGATTCTTCAAAAGCAGTTTCTATTCTTGATAGTCCTTTTATTGTTGGGGTTGAACATAGATATATCTTCTTATTCCAAAAAGTAGTTGTTCTTTTAGTTGCTAGTGATATTGGGTCGCCCTCAGAGCCAGCAGATGCTTCATACCTGTCACATTCGTCCCCTAAGACGATTCTGATAGGTCGTGAGCTTAATCCTGATGCAGAATTCGATCCCACTATGTTTAAATTACCACCTGCAAACTTTTTAGATAAAACTGTATTTCCTGAATCACGACTTCTTGGGTCTTTAACGCAACCTCTTATCTTCTCGGAATCGCGAATCATGGTTGCTAGTCTATCTTTAGAAAAAGCTTGAGCCATAGCTAATGTTGGCTGCATAATTAACATAGGAGCTGGGTCTTGATCTATGTAATAACCAATGACATTAAGAAGTATCTCAGTAGCACCGACTTGTGCGGACTTCATAAAAACTATTCTTTGAATATCAGGATCATTAAATGAATTCATTATCTCTCTTTGATATGGTGCGCGATCTGTACGCCATGCTCCAGCCTCTGCTGAAGATTCAGGAGATAATCGTCTGTAGTTATCAGCCCAATCGCTAATCTTCAGATTCGGTGGTGGAGTCCATACTTCGTTTGTCTCCTGTATCACCTTTTCTATATTTTTGAGGTATTCCATCTTGAGCTAACTCGTTAAGCGCTTCATGCACTTGTTCTTTTATTATTAATTCTGCTTCTGCATATTTATCTACTGTTATAACTTGATGTGCAATTCTTGACGGTAATCCCAATAGCTTTGCTCTTGCATTAGCAACATAGTCAATCCAAGTCTCTTGCACTAATTCTGATGGTATTAACTTAGCCTCCATCTCTTCTACCTCAAGTTCAGCCTTTCTGGCTTGAGCAGCAGTAAGTTTAGTTTTCTCTTCTGCTATATCACCAGTACCATCTTTTCTAGTATATCTAGCAGATTTTCTTAAGTCATTAAGAACCGCATATCTAGCAGCATCCAAATTAATTGGAGATCTTCCTGTTTTAACTTGTATTACACCCCTGTTAATCAAATCGTTTATTGATTGAACTGATAGATCAAGATGTTCTGCGGTTTCTTTTCGTGTTGCCAAGGATTATATATATTTACCAATACTCATGGGTATAAATATACTTGATTCAGAGCTTAATTACAAAAAGACTTTTATATTATAAATACGGATGATAGTACAGCCCTGTCGCTACAAAAAGAATGCGGTGCTGCAACCTGCGTACAGCTTGGCCAGAAAGAACCTACGAGCTGGGGGGCTTATAAACAGAGGGCTACAGAGGACAACTAAAAAGAACGCCTAAAAATCAAGGCAATGACAAGAAAATAATAATATTTGTATTATTCATGGAACTTATAAAGGTATAAAAAAAGATAAAGATATTAATTAAAAATAATTTATATTATGTATTGACTATAAATATATATTTATATATAATAGGTTATGTTTAATAATAAGGAGAATATAAACATGAACTCATATAAAAGAAGTAAACAAGATATTTATTTTAGTATCAAAGGAAATAATAAACGTAGAACACCGATAAGAGTAAAAAGAGCAAGACTAAGAGCAATTAAATATTGTTTCTTAACTCTTGCTATAGGTATATTTTTTACTGTGCCTCTATTCGCTGTAGTGCATGGTTTAGTTTAATAATTATTTATAAGGAGAATATAAACATGGAACAAGTACAACAACAAGAAACAAAACACGGCGTATATTTCGCTAACTTAGAAGCATACAACGGCGGGCGTATGGTTGGGGGGTGGCTCTATCCTTTAGACTATGATTCTTTAGATAGTTTTTATACAGCTATTAAAGAGGTAACAAGAAACGCGGATGAGATAGCAGTACATGATTATAATGATTTCCCCGATATGGGAGAATATCCCGATCATGGCGAGTTATATGAATTTATTCACGCTGTAACAGATAGCTATATTGATAATGAAATATTATTCAAATATATGGAAAATCAGCATGATTATACTATTGATTTAATAGATGAAGCCGAGAATACATATATGAACACATATGACAGCTTTGAAGATTTTGCTAGTGAATATGCCGATGGAGAGATAATGAGCACTGTAAACAAAGAGGCTCAACAGTTCGTATTTAATAACTTTGATTATGAAAGTTATGCTAGAGACTTAAAACACTCATATTATAGTTTTGACTTATCAACAAATGAAGTAGCTATTTTTCATTAATCATAAGGGGAGTAATAATGAAATATAAACTAATAATTAACAACGGATCCCTTAAAGGCTTTCTAGCCTTTAGGGGTTCATGCCTTGCAACAATGCAAGATAAATATAACCGCTTAACTAATCAAGGGCATAAATTAAAATTAATAAGGGGTAAATAATGAGTAGATTAAGCAATTTTTTACAAAGTGATTTAAAAGAGGTTGAGACATCTTTTGAAAACATAAAAGAGATAATTGATTATAAATTTAAATATGAGCCAAATTCTCCAATAGAAAAAGATCTGGAAAGAATGGAAAGTTTTATTATCTACTGGGGGCATCATGCCAAAAAATTAAAATAATAATTTAAATTAACCAATCAAGGGCGGTATTATTACCGCCTTTTTTATGCCTTGAATATATAGGAGAGCCTTAGAGCCTTTCTAAGACGTTTTAATATTAAACCCCTTGATTACTATCTATATATATTTATATTGTAATAGACGGCTTCTCCTTGCCTTGTTTTTTTCTCTTTGTTGCTTCTTTTTGTTGTTGTTCTTTTCTTTTTTTTCTTGCGGTGATTTTTTGATTCAAGATATAAATTTGCCTTGATTATAAATTTGCCTTGATTATAAATTTGCCTTGATTATAAATTTGCCTTGATTATAAATTTGCATCAAAACAGTATTTGCATCAAAACAGTATTTGCATCAAAACAGTATTTGCATCAAAACAGTATTTGCATCAAAACAGTATTTGCCTCGATCTTAAATTTGCCTTAAAAGTAAATTTGCCTTTATCTTTTTAAGTGTCTAGCGAATTGTCTGTTGATCTCTCTATGCAAAGTGCTTTTAATAACTTTTTCTCCAACCTTATAAAAATCAATAAACTTTCTATGCTTAATAAATGGAGTAAAGGCTACAAGTAATTTAAGACCCTCTCTACCCTTTCTACCTTGCCTTTCCCATATACCATAAGTCTTAGAACCCTCTCCTTTAGGTATACCTTGGAAACGCGATCCTTTTCTTTGTGAATCTTTTGTTTTATCAACTCTACCCAATAAACCACCTTTTGCGGATAGCTTCATTATGTTTCCATATTTGCCTTTCTTGTATTCTCCATCTTTAGTTGGTGAGGCGTATTTTTGCCTTCTTGCAGGTTCGTTTTCTCCTGTGTATATGTAATGCAAAAACTTAACCGCCCAATCTTTAACAATAACTCTTGTAGCTAATCTATTACTTTTAGGTTTAGCAAAGTTAGATATAACAACAGACTGTACAGTTTGTGGTCTTGGATTGTCTAATTTATCGTTAAGATGTGATCTTTCAGCATTTACAACCCTTTCTCCTGTATAGTTCATGGCTCTTGCCATAATCTTATTAAAATCTCTTTTGTTTAAATCTTTGTCTAATTGTTTTCTTACATCTTTTAGATTGTCTTTTACTGTTATTCTCATACTAAATTTGCCTTAATACTAAATTTGCCTTAATTATAAGTTCTCGTAATGTTCTATTAATTTATTAATATACCATACAGATTTCTTACAATCCTGAATATTTGCGTCTTTGTATGATTCACGCCATAAATACTGCAGCGCTGCACCTTTTAAAAAGCCTTTATATTCCTCTTGTGTTAGTGCTGCCTTGATCCCGTCTATACATTCAATAGAGCCCTGTCGGTAGTGTGGTGGTGCGTTTACTAAATCAATTTTATTCTTACTCATTTTTTTTCTTCTCCTTTTTCTTTTTAAATATCTTATCCCAGTTATCATCAATCTTTTTCTTATCTTCTGGCCTACGACTAGACCCCTTACCACCATGCCATTTAGTCATGACAGAAACAGGTCATTTGCTCATCATCAAATAAATCTTTATTTGTTTTTGATAAGTCTACTAGCTCTATATAACTAATATCTTTAATAAATCTATTTGTTTTGTGTTCTATATGTTTTTCAGTATTAAATTTTTCCTCTTGGGTAATCCACCAATCTGCCATATCAGGTCTTTCTTTTAGTATAGAGGTAAGTGTTTTCTTTCCTTTTAAAAAACATAAATCACAATTACCAGCAGGAGTTTTACCATTTAGATTAGACAAATTTAAGTCAAAGTTTTGCTTATTCCAAAAATTGTATATATCTTCTTTAGTTACTTTTGCTTGATATAAAGGCACTAAATTAGACCATTTTTGATAATCAGCATTTCTAGCAGATATAGCTCTTCTAGGCTCATCATATCTAAGACCAAGTATGTTATCCCACGTTTTGTAACCTTTAGCTTGCATAAACCTGTAAAGAACTTTTATTTTAAGCTCTGAGCTACAGAATCTATTAACAGCGTTTGGTAGCTTTCCTCTTTGTTCTACCAATCTTTCAAACGGCTCACCATTTCTTGATGCAGTTCCGTATGTAACCTCTCTTGTCCTATGTATGGGTTTTTCATCTCCAAAGTAATGCTCTAACCAATATATCTTTATATCCCATTTATCCCCAACATCTTTTACAAAATCTAATGTTTCAGGTGCTTCCTTCCCTGTATTTGCAAAAGCAACATAAATATCATCAGGCAAAACCCCATTATAGGCATCTAAAATTTTATGCAACATATAACCTGATGTTCTACCACCTGAAAAAGATATTATTGATGGAGTTGGTATTTTATACGGATTAAACATAATCAACTCTTTGTATATTTACAGATTTATCTAATTTGCTTAATAGTTCTTTTGCTCGCATAAAATCTTGTGGAATACATCTTAATAATTCTTCTATGCTAAATATCATAATATCTTTTTCTTTTTTATGTATTTGCTCTAATATTCCTTTCTCGTCATCCGTATCACAAACAAGAGCTGTCTTTTTATCAAAGTTAAAACATTTACAATTAGGCTGAATCATAATGTAGCCACTTTTTTCGCATTTGATATTTAACTGCTCATAAGCTCTTATCATCATATCAACCATAGTAATTTGCTTTTTTAGTGGATCAGATCGTAAAGAATCTTTTAACAGTTGCTCTGCTCTACAAAACTTTATCTCAAAATCTACACCTGTCATTTTAAAGATACGTTTTCTATGTCCCCACTTAACACGAGTCTCTAATTCATAGATTCTTAATTCTTTTAATTTATCTTCTAAAGTTTCTTGTATATATGTTTTCATAATTTAACACCTAAAGTGGGCGATCATAATTTGGGTGTTTGGGTGTTCCTAAAGGAACACACCCCACCCCACCCAAAATATTTAATGATTTACACCCAAATACACCCAAAAATACCCAAGCTACACCCAAACTAACACCCAAACTAATCATTTGAAATTTGACTGTAATCCACCATATTCTATGTGCTGATATCCTACATGGGATATATGTTTTACTAAACTTTTATTGACTAATTCTTTTAATCTGTCAGCTATGGCTTCTTTTTTCATTGGATTCTTACCATCCATTATTCTTCCTTCTAAATCAGCAGGCATATATAACTGATCTTGAGGATTTTCTGGATTGTCTATTCTTGCACAATCTTTTAAAGCATCTAATACTTTCTGTTGTTTAGCACTAATGACCTTATCTGTATTTTGTATAGGCATTTCATTATCTTCAACCTTAACTAAAACAGCAGACTTTTTATCTTTGCTTTTACCTAGATTCTTTACAGTATCCATTCTAAAGTTAATAGAGGGCATATTCATATCTTCTTTATTTAGTGTTTGGCTCATCTTTACATACATAACCTTTTCTTCTAAACCTAATACACCGCCAGTGTTATCTTCATCTTTTCTTTCAATATAAAACTCAGAATCAACAGAAGCAGGTAACACACTTGAACCCCTACCTCTTCTGATCCCATTAGATTTACTACCAGCATGACCAGTATGATGAATTAACATTATGCAAGCACCAGTCTCAAACTTTAATCTATCTATCCTTTGTATAAAAAGATTCATGTCTGACGTGCTGTTCTCGTCGCCAGAACCAAAGTTTCTCTGAAGGGTGTCCACAACTATTAAACCTAATTTGCCAAATTCTTTTTTAGCTTGATGTGCTTTTGCTAATACATCTTCATAATCTTCATCGTCTAATATTCTTGCAGGCCTATTACTAACTCTAAATTTTTTACCCTTTAACGATGTTTCAAAATGGTCTTCCCAAGCTAAAATACGCTTAAATATAGATTTCTCACCCTCACCACAAAAATATAAAACACCTGATTCTTCTGTGTTATATCCATACCATTCTGTGCCTGTAGCAATAGAAAGCATCATAGATATACCTACAAAGCTCTTACCCGCCTTAGGTTCAGCATATATAGAAACTACAGTCTCTTTTTCTGCAATCTTATCTATTAACCACTCTGGCGGTCTGTCATTAGCTGCCATTTCATCGTATGAAAGAAACTCAAATTCATTACCGCCAACATATATTTTATTTTCAGCTGCATAATCTTCTAATGCTTGCGAATTTTTAAAATAACCAGATTCTAACGCATCATACAAATCATCTTTATCTGCAAATTCTGCTGGTGGTTTTATAATACTTACGCTACAACCATTCTTTTTTAAATACTTATGTAATCCTTCAGCACATTTTAGACCAGCCTCATCATTATCTGGCCATATCCATACATCTCTTCCAAATATAGGACTCCAATCTGCTTTCTCCCAACTATTAACTCCACCATGCCATGTAGCACTATCACCTTCATATATTGCCTCACAGCCTCTTAGAGCCTTCTCACCCTCATTTATTATGATCGGCTTGTCTTCATGCTTATTTGTAAAATAAATAGGTAATTTGCCCTCTGGTCGCTTCATAGACCATGTGCCGTCATCATTAAGACTAAAAGGTGCGTATTTCATTGGTAAATTTGCATGACGCAATACCATAAAATTATCTGCATATTTTAGTTTTACTTCTGCTGTTCTATAAAGCTCAACCATTTTTTCCCTAGAGAATGACCTAGCATTGCTTGTGGTTTTATTTTTAGGGGTATCAAAACCACTTAATAAGGAGTCATTAGAATGCAATGCTAAGTCATAACCATACTGCTTTAAAACTGTGTTGACATCTTGATTTAGATGTTTAATTAAATCTATTACTCCCCCACCGACTCCTTCTTCGTGATCGTAAAAAGTACCCTCTGATAGATTTAGAGCCATTGACCCCTTACTACCCCATCTAAGCTCGTTAGATGAGGTTTTAGTGGGTTCTCCTAGTAGTTGCTTTGCAACGTCAGGCGCAATTCTTATCCAGTCTACTGAATGCATCAGAAAGGAATATCATCATCAGATAATTCATTCTTTTCAACCATCTCCTGCACTTTATCAGCAAGACCATCATTAGGACTTTTAAATGTATCCTCCACTGGCTTCTCTTCATCTGTGTACCAACTAGGTATGACAAACTCAGCACTTCTAGGTGCAAACTTTGCAAAGCTAAATGATAGCTCTGAAGAGTTACCCATTCCTACTTGTATAGGTTTAGAGCCTTCGTACTTTACAACTGGCAAGTTAGCTGAACTAGAATCCATTTGATTCCAGAAGCTACCTAGTATGTTGTTAAATGCACTTGACTCAGCATAAGTAAATCTCTGCCACAAATAAGCGTGTTGTGCGCCTTGCGGAAAGACCCAAGCACTAAATGCTCTTTTGTAGTCGTCTGCTGGTTTAGGACTTACGACCCCAAACTTATCGTCCCAGTGATATTCAAACCCTTCAGCTTTTGTATATCTACCCCATCCAGATTTGAATGTTGCAGGATCAAGCTGTAAATATTGAAACTCAACTGGTGTTTCACCATTAGCAAAAAACTGTTGCTGCATAGTTTTAAAAGCAAGATAAACTTGCTGACCCTCATTGGAACTTGACATTCCGCCTAGTATATCCATATATTCTCCATATTAATGTATCGTTAATTCGATACTGTTTAAGTAATCAGTTTCAAGTTGGCTGTAACACCTTTCCTTGAAACTTTCATAATCCTCATCATTAACTATGTGTAACATTTCACACGCTAATGAGATTCTTTCATAGGATTCCCTACAAAACTCTTCAAAACCCTCTTGTAAAAGATAACTATTCAAATCCATTTGCTTTTTGTATGATTTCATCTAGCCTTTCGCATATTTCTGACAATGGACACATATAAGTACATTGCCAATTAGGTTTTTTAACACTAGTCACTAAAAACAAAGGCAAGACACACATTATGTCTCTGCGATCATATTTATAAATTAAAATTGGAATTAAATTATCACCAGCACTCTCTACTGCTTGCTTCCACCATTCATTCTTGTAAACAGTCTTTTTGCCATTGTTTTTATATCTTTTACATTCTATAGCAAACTTATCCCAGTAAACATCGGCCATGCCCTTTGTTTGGTATTGATCTAAGTTTCTTTTTACTCTTGTATCTATTCCTTTAGATTCAAGTATTGTATTAATCTTATTAACTATAACCCTCTCAAACGCTGCACCCTTGTTTCTGCTGTTTACCATTAATCTAACTCTTTAATCATCCATATAAAGGCTATAACACTAATTACAGCTCCTATTGCCACTAATCCAAATACTGCACCAATCAAATATAAAATCCAATCAAGCATCAAAATCAGTCCTTACAACTCTACCGCTTGCATATTTTATTTCTCTGTAATGTTTGCCTGCTCCTTTTTGGAAGTAGTAATGTTCAATTGTTCTGTCTAGCTTTTCAGCTTTTAGTTCTTCTCTACGCTTTTCTACTGCTTTGCTATTTTGACCCATTCTTATTTTCCTTATAAGAAACCATGCCTAGCTTTAGTATCATCTGTGTAGCTGATTCTATATTCATGTTATTTTTAATTGCGAATATCTTGATCTCTTTGTGTAAATCTTCTGATATCCAAAGTGCTTTTTTAGTTTTGTCGTTCATTCTGACTCTCCATATTTATATTAAAATTAATTCGATAATAAAGCAAAGACTTTATTACATATTTGGTTAAAAACCTTATACTGTTATTAAGGGCAAAGGATAAACTCTCCATAAATCTAAATACTCTCATTATCTTATTTGCCCTTACTATAAAACCAAATCAACAACATTAGGACTATTGTAAATACTTAAAGGTTTACCTTTCTGGTATTCCTTATAGTCATTTAGATAGCTTTCCATCATTGACCAACCAAAATCTATTTGTTCTTTTGTGATCCTAAATACTTTAGAAGCATAAGGATGTACTTTCTCCTGAGCTATAAATATAAAATCTTCTACATCATAGCCAGCCATTAATAACCCTCTTCTATACCAAGCTGCTTGCATATCATAGCCATACTTCTTAACTGACTTGTTAAATGCAAAAGGCTCGCAAGATATAGTTGTCTTATAATCTACTATGACTATTTTGTTGTCAGAGTTAGGCTCATTTAAAGGTGGACATATCATGTCAGGTCTACACTTACACAGAATATCATCTTCATACCAGTAGATACTTGCTTCTGCTACTTTGCCTTTAGCATTAAGATATGCGTTACCTTCATAAATCATATTTGCTTTCATGCCTTCTATTATTTCTACTTCAGACTCTTTTAATACTATAAAACCCTGCTCTTCATACTCAGCCTTCTCTTCTTTGTATGCTTTTGCATATGGTGAGCCTGTAAGCACCCTGACTTCTTTATCAAAGGCATCTTGACCTTCTACTATTAATGCATGTGATGCAGTTCCAAATTTAAGATTAGGAGAGCTTTCCTGTTTGTGTTCTATTGCATGAAGCTGACTCTGACCAAATCTTCTAATATAACTACTGCTTATACCTACGCCAGCATGATAATCTTCATTAGGTATATCTTTGTAGATAAGTGCTTGTCCTATTTGCTCTGACGCAAAGTTCTTTAGTGATTCTATTTTCATGTCGCTAATCCTAAAAGATATCTAACTTCATCAAGTGAATCTCTAACCTTATATTCGTCACCATTGACTTCAACTATTACCTCGCTAGTGTACTGGTCTTTGTAAAAGCCACTTATTGCTCTTGATGGTATGTTTAGTTCACCACCGCCCATTAAATTAAATGTTACATTCATTATTTGTCATTCCTATTTTTTATAACCAAGGCTATCGCATAACACAAATAAGCTACTACGCTTAATAATACTAATGCTTGTATTTGCTCAATCATTTTTATTCTCCTAATATTAAAATATCAGTACACCAGTTCTCAGCTATGCTTGATGCATATATTTCGTTATGTTCGTGTGCTTCTCTAGTTTCTAAAAAGATGTCATCTTCGTATAGATCAACCTCATAACCATTTTCTGCTTTGTATACTATTGCTAATTTATTATGTTTAATAAATTCACTAATTGGTTTTCTTTTGCTCATTAACTCCCTCTGTTGTTTAATATAAATATATATTAAAAGATATTTATATACAATGCAAGGATTAAATTATAGAGTTTAGGACAGGAACAGAATTAAGTGCATCAAGAGTTTCTTGAAGTGAATCTAGTTCCATAGTGTTCGTGATGATTTTCTTATCAAAGGTAAAGTAATTTTGCGAAGAAATATTTGCTTTAAACATAATTCTTTTTTGGTCATCAAAGAAAAATACAAAAGCTAATATGTCGCAACTATAATTCTTGTAAGTATCAGACATTGATCTTGAGTTCTCAGCAGCAAAGACAAACTTCTTTTCTTTAGTAGCTCGCCTGCTCTTTACTTGTATTGTGTACATCGAATTATTTAGTTCCATACATAGGTCTGCTGGGTGCTTCTCTTGAGTAGGAAAACAAAAGTCTGCATACTCAAGCAGAAATGTTTGAACCAGTGATTCTCCTAAAGCTCCAAGTCTTGAATTAGCTTGGTGTTGATCTGATGTTTTTTTTGGCATTATGACATAAGGCTAGTTTTCTTGAGTTTCTAGCTGCGCGATTAGGAGTGTCTTTTGTAGCATATTTGCTTCGTAAAATTTCTTCAGAGGCTTCAAGAAAGCAACCCATTTCCATTAAGGCTCTTGTTCTTCTAAAGTTCATCCATCCTGTGATTCCCATTTGAAATGTGCAGTCTATACAAACCTCTTGGGCTGGTATTGGAAATTCTCTCCATACACCCCAAACTTTATCTAAGTTAGCTATAACTCTTTCAATATCATTTTCTAGGAGATACATAGCTTCATCTTCTGATATACCATTAGCATCAAGATTTCTACCCACGCCCAAACTTAAAAAATTATTTTTGCATTTATAAACATGAAGAACTAATCCCTCATTCTTGATTAACATTTCTTTAATGTTGTCGTACATATTATTTTGAATGAACGCCTTTGGTTTTCTCAAATGTCCTAAGTGAAGACATGCCGAGTAAAGACAGAAGAATTGTTGTAAGTTGTGAAAAATCAAACTCAAGAGCTTCTAATTGTAAATCAACACCACTTACAACAGCTATCCAAGTTGCGATAGGCAGTAAACAATAATGTACGCCCAAAGAAAATGAACAAATCCAAAGTATAGATGGTCTGGCTGCTGATACAAACCAGTTCCCGTTCTTCGCTTCTTCAGAGTTAAGAGCAATTTGTGCTTTATCCAAAGATATAAGTTCTTTTTGTAGGTCATGTGATAGTTGTTCTTTTAAATCTTTATCTTGGACAAATTTATCCAAAACATTGTTTGCTACTTCGGCTATTTTTATAATACTCATAATTTAATAATCAAGGTGATAATGCCAGATAATAGTATTAATATCACTGCACCTAGTCCACCTTTAATAGACCAATCGATTTGATTCAGTTTAAGCTCAGTTTTTCCGTCTAAGTCTTTAACCTGATCTTCTATCTTTTTTAGTCTATGCCAATTTTGAGTCCATCTTTCACTGCATTGAACTTCATGCTTATCAAGCTCTCCTTGAAGTGATTGCACTGTGACTCTTGGCATTATTTCCTCTTTTATTTTATAAAATTAAATTATACATAATATGTTTTAATTATAAATGTAATTATTTAGTTTTCTTTATATTTTCTATCTCTGTTTTTAATGTATCTATTTGTTGTTGTTGTTCTTTTACAGCTTCAATAAGTATTGCTGTTAAATGATTGTATCTAACTGCATAAGTATTTTTTAAAGGATCATCGTCTTGCAGTTTAAAATCTTCATGGTCATAGACTGCTAGTTTTAAAATATCATCTTCTAATAAGTCTTGAGCTATAACACCCATTAACC